TGATACCGGCGTCAAGGGCAGGCTCATACAGCTCCTGAATCTGCTGTGTTACGGTCAGATCAGTGCGTCCATGCCGTCCATCTTGCTCTCCATCACTGCGGCCTGAGTCTCGGTAAAAAAACCGGATACAGACATTACCGGAATAATCACGTCACTGAGCAGATCGGTCTGGCTGCCGCCCTCACGCAAGTACTGCTCATAAATAGCTGTAACTTTGTCGCTGCGGATTCCGTGCTGATACTCCAGCATTGCGGCCTGAACGATCGTCAGCATGACGGACAGCCGCGGGAGTCCGTCTACGGAAATCAGATTCACAATATTGGTGCGGTATTTCTCCTCCACTTTCATTATGTTAGTGGTTGAGAGAATCAGCTTGTACGTTCTTCCTCCGACATCCCAGTCAAACCACGGTTTTCGCGCTTTTTTTTCTTCCAACGAAACTACTTTTTCTTTTGTTTCTTCTGTGTTTTCTACAGCCTCTTCATCGAGGCCGAAATCTAATTCTTTATTGTCCATGCGTATTCTCCTTTTTTATTGAGTGTGGTCTGTTATCAGATTCAGACCGGGTCAACTGTGGAAAAGTCACTGCTTACCGCGATCTTAAGTTCAAATTCTACGGCAGCATTAACAGCACCGCCCGTACGCTTGACAGATACCTGCCCTGAAAAATGTGTCTTTGTTCCATCTGCCATTGTTTCTTCAAAATCGAGGAGCGTGTTTTCGTCCGCATATTTTCTCATGACACGGTACGGCGATGTCTCGGATTTATTCTCATACTTGAATTTATACGTAAGCTCTCCGAGGTCACCGATTCCATATTCATACTGTTTATTTTTTGCGGTAAGTTCTGTGTTCTCAACACGCTCTTTTTCAACGCCCAGATCCGGGACTTCTTTCAGCCCGGGAAGATCTATGTAAGTAGACCCCGAACCTCCAGGCACTTTATAACCAAGTTTTGCACCATTTGCTAACATAGTATCGTCTCCTTTCAGTCAACGCTGTACACCTGTTCTGTATGTACATCGATAATCATCTCATATCTCATCATCTTATGTTTGAGTCCGGACGGATCGTCCACATCGCCGCAGCCTGTCCGCTGCAGGCCAAGGGCTGCGATTGCATCATCTACCTGAAGTGCGATCGCAGACGTGCTTGCATTGTGCCAGATATCAATACGGTATCGGCAATATGCTTTCTGTTCCTTGCCGTCCGTATGCTCCCAGACTCTGTTTTCTTCCTCTACGTACTGCACCGCCGGAAGGGATGACCAGGTCTTCGGATAAGAGTCTGTGATCTCGATCTCTTCCCCGAGTTTCTTCCGCAGCGCTGCATATACCTGATCTTTTACATTAATCATCATGTGCTCCTTATCTGCCCTGAGATTACGTCAGACATCTGTTTCAGTACCAGGTCACGGTTGTCGTGCAGCGCCGGATACATATACGGATGAGCGCGCTGACCAAGACATTGATAGAAACGCCCTTGTGGCGTGTCAATGTAAAACCAGTGGCTGCGTTCTGCCACCCGTTTGTCAATCTGGCTCTCGTGGATCCACCAAGGACCCTGATGATAGACTGGATTTGCATCCGGCGAGATGTCGGAATGATTCTGCTGCCCTTTCGGGCCGGTTCCCATCTCGACAAATACAGCATACTTTTTATTTGTGTAGCATGTACCGATTGTTTTATCGTCATCCTGCTCCACATCCGTAAAGATGCTGTGTTTCAGCTCACCATTGTCTGTCGGGCAGCGTGCTTTCGCTTCTGCCTGCACGGTCTTAATCCCAGCAGCAACCGCCCGCTGAATGTCCAGCCGGGCGATCCCGTCAAATCTTTTTTCCAACGTATCAAGATTGCGGATCACTGTACCACCGCCTCTACTTCAATCCGAAGAAAGCGTTCTGAGCGAATAGAAAGGATCCGGTACTGCGGAAGATCTGTTTCAATCCCGATCCGGTCAGCTTCCCTCAGCTCTGTATCCCTGTCCGGCAGGTAGTAGTATGTTCTACCTTTCGCGTCTGTCTTCACCTCGTACCTCTCAGACAAGCGAATATTGCGGATGTACGGCAGGCGCTGCCCATACAGGTCTTCCTGCAGCTTTCCAGATGCCGGCCACCATTCTCCGCAGACGGTTGTCCCGGCTTCCGGAAAGCTTTCCTGCGTGCCGCCTTCCGCATCTCTGCCGACTGTGCGGTTATACAGATACAGAGTCTTCTGTCTGCTTCTTTTAAGCCTCAAATCTTTTCCCTCTTTCCACCCTCACCTCTTCCCCCCCCCCCCCCCCCCAGCCGATGCCGGTTGAGCACATCATAGATTTGCGGCGGGGCGGCGTCAAAACTGTATGACTCCCCGCCCTCGCTGCGGCCGCTCTCGCCCTCTGTCCCCATCCGGTTCAGGGCGATGACTGCCAGATCGCGGACGGCCTTCTCCAAGCCGGTCACGATCCGTGTGCGGCCTGTGTAAGACAGGACAAACTGTTCAGCATCGTCAAGCAGGATCTGCAGCAGCACCTCGTCGCGCTCTCCGGTCAGTCTTTTCAGTTTCTCGATCTCAGTCATGCTGATCATCCTTTCAAGATTGCAAGAAGATCTGCTTTTGCCAGGGAGGATACACCAGTCAGTCCTTTCTCTTTTGCAAGAGATTTCAGTTCCTCGACTGTCATGTCCTCGATATTCTTACCGGCTTTTTCTTCCGGTGCTGCATCTAATTTGACATCTTCCATCAGCGTAAAACCAGCGCTGATCAGTTTCTCTGCCTCGGCTCCAACTGCTTCTCGTTCCACGTTTTTACGGATCAGTCTCATGCTTTCGCCTCCTGCATGCTCAGATAAATAGAATTCAGCTTATTGTCCAGGATCCACATATCATGGAAACGGCGGTAATCCATCTGCCATGCGTTCAGTTTCTGATTTGTTGTCGGATCAAAGATACGCATGATATCCTGTTTCGTGATGGCAATCGGTGTTGTTGCCGGGCAAACAAAGAAATTAAGCGTCTTTGCTGTCTCTCCCTTTTCGTAGCCACCTTTCTCCTGTCCACTTGTCTTTCCATCATTAATCTTGATGGCAGTGTACATACGGTTTGACGGTGTAGGGATGATCGGTACTTCGTCTACAGCCGGTACCTGTGTCTGAATACCACCTTTTGAAAATGTTACCGCTGTAATCTTGCCTGCAAGTTCCAGCTCCAGCTCCATTATAAAATCCGGTGTTGCCTGGCAGATGAGGGCTCCGTTGTAGTTCTCCCTTACCGCCTTGATCCCTTCTTTTAACTTACGCAACGCAGATGTAGAAGCAGCTCCTGGCACATAGGATTCTCCGATCATTCCTGCTTTATTTGCCGTAAGTGTTTCTGTAGCCAGCTTACTGATACGATATGCATCGATTTCCGGGACTACCTGAGTCCGCTGAAACTCACCCATAACAGCGCTTGCGGTTGCGACAAAATTTGTCTCATTAACGTCCATCGGATCAAGCTGGAACAGGCGGCCACGATCCTGAGTCATCGTCTTAGTCTCATATGCCAGGGTAACGGAGCCGCGCTGATATCCATTCTCACGATCATAGTCACCCATTCCCTGAACGTCCATTTTCGGGATCTTTACCTCAGAACCACCGTTATAGATTACCCGTCCGGCATTTGCATCCATCCAGCCGGTAGTCGCTTCCTGAACAGCAATTTTATCAAGCTGTGTCATAAATAAGGTTGCTGTTGCCAAAGTATTGATTGCCATTGTTTACTCACTCTCCTTTAAAAAATACCCATCATTGCATTGTATACCTGCTTTTCAAGGGCTTCCTGTGTGTTTGTTTCCGGCGCTTTTTTCGGCGGTGTCCCGCCTTTCAGGCGCTCTTGCACGGCTGCTTCCACAGCTGCCTGGAATGCTTTTTCCACCGCTGCGATCGACTTATTGCAGGATTCAGCGTCTGCATAATTCAGCACCTCTGCCAATCCTGCCGGGAGATTCTTTTCTGCAAGGGTGTTTTTGGCCTCTGCCATCAGTTCCTTACGTGTGATCGCCGCTTCCCGGTCAGAAAGTTCCTTTTCCTTTTTCTTCTGCAGGTAGTCTGCTTTCTCCTCTTTGGTCATTTTTGCCAGCTTCTCAGCCTCGGAAAGCTTATCATCCGTCAGCGCCTGCCATTTTTCCTGTGCATTTGTTACCGCCGTGTTGACTGCTTTCTGCAAGCGGCGGTCAAATTCTGCCTGATTGCTGCCTGTTTTCAGAAAATCGTCAAAGGATACCGCAGATCCTGCTCCACCATCTCCGCCTGAACCCTCTCCGGATCCGCTGCCATTGCTGCCATCAGCCCCAGCACCGTCTCCACCTTCTGCGAAGAATTGTAGGTTCATCGGAATTTTACAGTGACACAAAAAAACTCTTTTTCTCATTGTTCCATCCTTTCCGTCCAGCCTGTTCGCATCAGCGCCCGGGCCATTCGTTTATAGATTTGTCTGCTTCTTTAACGCCTAGCAGAAAAAGGCATAAAAATAACACGCATTGCTGCGTGCATTGTTCGGTTTGATTTGCGCCGGCGCAATTATTCTTCATAAATAACATCAAGGCCGTATGCGAGTGCCGCATCATGCTCAATGCGACATCCTCTGGCACTTTCCCAACCTTTACAGAAGTATGCAGCATGACACAGGCTCATATTTTCAAGAGATTTTGCCAAGAAACAAAGAGGAATCTGTACGACTCCACGTTCTTTCATGGATTTGTCGTTGTACCATTCATCTGTAAACAAAGTATTTACAATCTCATACCCCTTATCTTCAAGGACTTTAATTGCCTTTTCTCTGGTTGCTATAATTTCTTCATCAGTTTTTCCAGCCATTGGCTGACTTAACATAGCTTTCATATTCCGTTCCTCTCTTTCTTAAAAAATGGGTATAAAAATACCACCGGTCATTTCTGACGGTGGTGTTTTTTTATAACGTAAATTTGACTTCTGTCTTTCCCTCTTTGTTTGTGACGCTCAGATTCCCTTTTGAGATGATATCCATTCCGATGATAAAGTCCACATTATTATTTTCCAATGGGAATCCGGCTATTTTTACATTTCTGAATACCATTTCAGGTGACAGGCAGATATCCACAATATAATACGTGATATCCTGCTGCCCGGTGGCACTGACTCCGACACCCGTATCAACCGGATGCAGGCCGAGCTTTCTTGCCATCCGCTCCGAAATGCAGGAACCGGATGATCCTGTGTCCCACAGTGCTTTATCAACCCGAAACCTTTTAGAAGCATCTGTGCATCCCCGGATATCCAGAGATGTTATCAGACGGTTGGCAAGTCCGGAATACTGAACCGTTGTCGTGTGATCTGTGTATGTTTCTGTTCTTTGAACTACAGCTTCCTGTTTTTTCTGCCCGGCATCCAGCAATCCTATGTATATTTTCTTTTCCATGGCTGCTCCTCTCCGATTTTCTACAATCCGGGAATTGTTTCTTTGATTCCCTTTAGTACATTTGGCGCTTTTTTCATGATCGAATTGTCATTCAGGTACTGCAGACCTTTCAATGTGATTACTGGTGCAATTGGTTCTTCTATATGCGGATAATAGTCGCCGCTGCACTGATCGCATATGACGCCCTCTATATATCCCGACTTTGCAAGCATGATTAATATCTTCTCACATCGCGGGTAAGAGATGTTAAGCCTCGTGTGAGAGATCTGCTTTATATCAAACTCATCATAGTCCATGGCCTGCTCCAGGGCTTTTAAAATTTTGTAAATCACTGTAAAATTGTCCATTTTCACGCCTCCGAGCTATTTTTTTACTTTTCCAATATCATCAATGGTCACATCAATGGTATCCCAATCAGCAGGTGAATCACCCACATCTGCAAGAAAATGCGTATCGTCCAATACTTCTACTATTGCAGCCTCTCGACCGTCTTTCAAAATAACTGTATCATATTGTTTTATAAGCATTTATTTCGTCTCCTTAATATACGCACTCGTTAAATTTATTGTACCATCTGTTTTTCTTAACCATGCTACAATTACATTGGCAGGGGTTCCCTTCTCGCCATAAATAATCATTTTCTGAACATATCTGTCACCGTATCCATTATTGTCAACATACTGTGCTGAATATTTTTTGGCTCCCTGCTTTAATTCGTCACGTAATTTTTGCCAATTATCTATACTGTATCCCAAACGGTCTGCAAATGCCTTTCCTTTCGGATATCCCTTCACGCTGTTTTCATCAAAAAGGTATTTGGTAAACTTAGGTTCTGGCAAAATAGCATTTTCCGCATTCGGCAGTTTCAGCTCTGGATGCTGCAGCAAATCATTCCTTCTCTGATAATCAAGCTTCACAAACTTCCATTTCTCAGGCTCATTATACTTCAAATTATGGAAATCCGCAAAACTTTTCGGCATATCTTTTCCAATCAGTTTTTTATACTCTTCAAACTGTTTCCGATCCTCTGAGGCATTCCTGGATGCTTTCACCTTTGCTTCGGCTTCCGGATTCCCCTCAACATATTTCCCGTACCACTCCCCGTACGTCATCGACCCCGGCACAAGATACGTATGCCCGGTCACCGGATCACGGGCACGCCGCTTCATTCCCGCCAGCACCTCGGCCGAAATGTATGCAATCGTTGTGCATCGGCACCACGGGTGCATCGGCGGGCAGTTCTTGCCCGGTTCCTGATCGGCGACTGCGAATGTCTTCCCGTCGAGCGGAATGCAGCACTTGTCGCAGGTTCGCAGATCGAGCGTCGCAAGGTAGATGTATCTGTCTACCCCACATTCCTGATAGGACTGCATCTCCATCTGATTCGTCAGGTAGCTGCTCTCTG